TTACACCTTGATCCATAAAAAGGTCGGGCCGCGGGGGCAGAAGACCGAATGCCCGAATGCGGGCAACATGACGGCGCGCACGTGTGAGGTGTGCGGCGGCCGCTCGACCCTCTGTAAGCCCGGCTCGGAAAAAATCTGCGGTTTGCTCAGGTTGCGGCCCCGATTCCGTCGGGACGCTGAAACGTGGGAGATGCTCGGGTCGGAGCCCGGCGTGCTGACACTGGTCTGCGAGCTGGTGACTGCCGCCGACGTGGTCGTGGCCGAGGGCCGCGGCGCGCGGCACCGCGACATGGACTATGGCGACCTGAATAAAACCGTCAAGATGACGCAAAAAAGCGCGCAAACTGACGCCGTGCTCCGCTGCGCCGGCTTGAGCGAGATTTTCACGCAAGACTTGGAAGACCTGCCCGGCGGCGTGCGCGACAGCGACGACGCGGGCGATTTCCAGACCCCGCGCGCGAAGAGCGGCACCGCGGCGCCCGCCGACTCACCGGTCGGCCGGAGCGTCGAGGACCAGCTCCGTACCTCGGTCGAGCGCGTCAAGGAAGCGCGCGCGTCGGCCGCGCGGCCCGACCCGGCGCCGCGTCGGCCGGTCGCACCGCGCCCGACCCGCCCGCCCGTGCGCAGCGCGCCAGGCACGAGCGCGCCGCCGCCCGATGCGCTCTCGCCCGCCCGGGTCAACCGCTTGATGGCACTGCTGCACGAGGCGGTGCGGGGCGCCGAGGTGCCCGAGCAGCAACACGAGGGCGTCTTTGACTCGGCCCGGGCCTACTTGGTCGATTGGGTTGGACGCACGCAGGGCCGCGAGCGGCTTTCTGATTGCTCGTGGCGGGTCTACGACGAGTTGTGTGCGCAGGTGCCCGCGGCGGTCGAGGCAGCACTCGGTGGTGAGGGGCCACGGCCACGGCCGCGGCTTGTCCGGCGCTCCTACTCCGCTCCGAAACCGTTTGCCCGCCGCGGCTACTAGTTCCGCATGACCACGGGGGTGGCGGAGCCGGCGCGCTCGGTGCTGACGTTCGAGCCCGAGGGGCATATCTACCGGGTCGATGGCATCCGCAAACCGTCCGTGACCGAGCTGCTCGAGGCGGCGGGCGTGTCGCCGGACTACCGCAAGGTGCATCCGGCGGTGCTCCAGCACGCCCGCAAGCGGGGCCTCCATGTTGACGCTTGTTGCGACTTGGACGATGCCGACGACTTGGATTGGTCGAGCGTGCACCCGGAAGCGGTCGGCTACGTGCAAGCGTGGCAATGCTTTAAAGCCGACTACGGCTACGAGCCGGTCCTGGCGCAACCGCTGCTCTACCACCCGACGTTTGACTACGCCGGCACGCCCGACTCGGTCGGCATGCTCGAGGAGTACGTCGCCGTCGTCGAGCGCAAGGCAACCGCGCGCATGGCGTCGAGCTACGCGCTCCAGACCGCCGGCTACTCGGTCGACGGCATGCAGATCGCGCCGCGTGGCGGCGGGCTCCTCGAGCCCGTGCCGTGGGGCGGCCCGGTGATGCGGGTGGGCGTGCATTTGCTGCCCGGCGGGCGTTACGAGCTGGTCCCCTACGACGACCCGAGCGACGAAGCGGCATGGCTCGGCGTCGTCGCGCTCGCCAAGTGGCGGAAGCTCGCGCGCAGCTAGCCTCTACCTTCCTCGTGCGGCATGGGGCCGCACCGTTCGCGGCAGAAAGGTCAACGTGACAGAATATGAAAACCATGATGCTCGCGGCGAGCTTCGCCGTACTCCTCACGGTCGGGATCGCCGGGGCCGACCCCTACGACACATATAATTGGCAGCAGCAGCAGATTTATAACTCGGAGCTGCAGCAGTACAACGACGCGCAGCGGCTCAATCAGCTCCGGGAGCAGCAGGGGGAGCGACCCTTTCCCGTCCGGCCACCCGACCCCCCGACCTATCTTCCGCCAGCTCCGTATCGCGCCGCGCCTCGGGAGTGATACCGGCACCGTGGCCGGGCAGGGTAGCGGCATACCCGCCCGGCCACGTACAATCGCCGTATGGACTCGGAGACGATACGGGCCGCGGCGACCGCCTTGGGGAAGCTCGGGGCGCGTAAAGGCGGGCTCGCGCGTGCCGCCCGTATGCCGGCCGAGGAGCGGAGCCGCCAAGCCCGCGAGGCGGTGCAAGCGCGCTGGGCTCGGCGGCGGCAATCGGCGGCGAATTGCGGCACCGTGCCGCAGCCTGCTCCCCCCCGTTGACGGATACGTGCCCGGCAACGTATGGCATAGTCCCGAATGGGGAGGACGACCGCATGGCATCGCGCACGCTTGGCGAAACTCCCCGGCTTTTCCGCGGCGGAGCAGGCGGTTATTGCTGACAAGGAATATTTAAAGACACCGACGGGCAGAAAACACGGGTACCGCGAGCCGACAAAGCGTGCGGTGGCAGAGTGTTTGAAGCATGCGCCAGCGAAAGAGCAGACGCGGCTGCTTGAGGCACTCGGCTTGAGTGGCGGGCGGCCCTATAGCTGGTCGGCGGTGCGGAAGACACTCGGACTCGCGCCACGCGTCCGCGTTCCCGGACGCGTGCGTGATCAACCTGAGATGCGGCCGGTAATCGTCGGGGTCGGGAATGTCCGGCCGCGACGACCGCCCGCGGTCGACGAATCGAACGGGCAAGCGCTCGTGGTAACGACCCCCGAGGGATACCATATCGAGGGGCCGGTGGCCCTGGTGGCTGAGCTGCTCAATTCGCTCCTCAAGTGATCTATGCTCGGGCCGTCATTCCGCGTGTGGGCGTTTCCGGCACCGTGTAATCTGACTGCCAGCATCGACACGCTCGTGCAGCTCGCGCGCGTGCATTTGCACACGACCGACCTTGACGTGTGTTTCCTCTTTGTCAACCGCAAACGGACGCGGTGCCGTGTGCTCCACTTCGACGGGAACGGATGGGGCATCTACGCAAAACGGCTTGATGACGGCTATCAGTTTCCGGCGTTGTGGGAGCCGACCGCCAATCCCGCGGCGCCGGGTGCTGCACTCAAGTTGTCGTGGTCGCAGCTCGTCACGTTTATCAAGTCGACTCCGGCGCACCGTCTCTTGACGTATGCAGCAGAGCCGACGGGACGGACGAGACGCAAGGCAGGGTGACCGCATGGGATGGTTTTCTAATAGCCGCTTCGCTTTCTGTCGCGGGATCGCCAACCACGCCTGGCATTTTCCCCCCGAGCTGTCACATGAGGGCAAGCGGCTCGCGCTCATGCTGCGCTGCGACCATTGCGGCGCAACCCGGAAAGACCGCGTGTCGGCGGCGACGGGCGCGGTCGAGGGCCGGGCGTACGCATATGCCGAGGGCTACTCACTCAAGTTGGACGGCGGCCCGCGGCCGGCAAAAGACGTGCTCCGGAAAGAGGGGCTCGCGCTGCTCTTCGATAACGGCAAGCCCGGGAAGGTACATCGACTCGAGCCGCGGCGGCGCCGGGGGCAGGTGGCATGAAAGCGACGATTCTCTACTGCGATCGGTGCGTCACCGAGGGAAAGCGCGAGGTGCCCGCGCCGCTCATGGTGTGGATTCGCACGTCACTCGGCGGTCGGACTCTCCGCCTCGATCTCTGCCAGGATCATTTCGCGCATATCGTCGGGCAGAGCACCAACGGTGCTCGCCCACCGAGCGTGGCGCGTCAGTCGCCCGAAGTCCAAGCGGTATGCAAGCGGCTCCTCGCATTCAGTGCCAACCATGAGCGGTTTTCGCTCCAGGATGCCACGGCGCTGCTCGGCAAGGATGTGGGGGGGCAGCAGGTCGGGCGAGCGCTCCGGTTGCTCGTCAACGACCGAAAGCTCGAGCGCTACCGGATGGGCGTGTATCAGCGCGCGGGCTTTACGATGCCGGAGCCTGCGAGCGCCCCGCTGGCGGCCGCGGCGGCGGTGAAGCTCATTAAGGCGCACCCGGGCATCCGGGGGCCGGTGGTGAACGCGCTAATTGGCGTGGAATCGCACACGCTCTGGAAAGCGACCCTCGACTACCTCCGCGGCGAAAAGCTCGTACGCACCAAAGGCGTCAAATCCGGTATGCGAATGTACGCCGCCGCGTGAGGGGGGCGAGCACGGGCCGATCACCCGGGGGCGCCCGGCTACGTCCCGCCGCGGCGCCCACGCTCGCCGTCCCGGAATTGCGCTTTGTCCGGGCACGTCGTGTAGTGTGGCGAGCAGTCTCGGTTGAGCGGAATCCGTTTCCCGCGCGGCGTAAACCACCAATGCAGCTCGCCGCGGCAGCGGTCGCCGCGACACTGCCCGATGCAGTCAAATCGGAAGCCGGCTTGCTCGAGCCCGCGGCGCGTCGTCGGAAAGCCCACCGCTTACCAGTCCTCGAGCCGCTCGAGCGCTTCCGCCGCGAGCGCCTCGAGCACGTCGGAGGGGAGCGCGCCGGTAATCTCGAGCGTCCCGAGCGACACCGCCAGGTCGACCTCGGGCGGGTCGGCGGGCTCCCAGGCATCCGGCGGCCCGGTCACGCGCGCGGGCGTGCCACGGTGCGCCGAGAGCACGTCAACCGTCACTTCGAGCTCAACGTCGGTCGTGAAGCGCATTCAGTCGCCGACGTCGCGCGCGCGCGCGAGCAAGCGCTCTAACGCCTCGAGGACGTGCCGAGGCATCGCCCACTCTTTCGCGTAGCGTACGAGCGCGTCGTACGCCTCGGCCTCTTGCCGTTTCTCCTCGTACCACTCGCCCGGATCGCGCGCCATTAGCCGAGCTGGTCATGGCACAAGTCACGGAAGAACCCGGGGCCGGCCGAGGACACCGCGGTGATGCGCCCGCCGCCCTCAATCGTCGGGCGGAGCGCAACCCAGGTCTCGTACGCGTGCTCCCAAAAGCTCACCTCGTCTGCTAGCACGCTCGTAAATGTATGCTGTCTCGCTTGCTCCTCGCCCTCGCCGAGCGCGACGATTTCGGAGCCATTCGGAAAGCGGAGCAGCCCGACGGAATACTCCGGGTCGACGGCGGGCAAGGATGCCGGGAGATGCTCGACGATGAAGCGCGCACGGCGCACCAGCTCGCACGAGCCCTCGGTCTCGGTCCGTCCCAATTTGCGCGCCATGAACGCCACTTTTGACAATGGGGAAAACATGGCGAGCCACACGTTGACCGCGACCATCAACCAGGTAATCACCATGCGGCGGCTCTTGGCGACGACGAGAATCGGGAGATTCTGCCAGCGCCGCACGAGCAGCTCGGCATACTCGTGGCTCGGGTAGCGGCGCACCATGCCGGTTGCCTCGTCACGCGTCCACACGCAATCGCGCACAAACGCCCACGGGTCGCCCTTGACGCCGTAGGCGGCGGTTGCTTTCCGCTGCTCGAGCGCGAGCCGGGCCGCGGCGCGCACCGCCAGCGGGTGGTCGGGGCCGAGCACGCGGCCCGCGCCGGGCTCAGGCACTCGGGAGCCCCTTCGCGGTGAGCCATGCGGTGCGACACGCCGCGACGTGGAAGAGGAAGTCTGGCAGCGTCGAGTCGAGCGTGCGGCCGCCGGGTGGCGTTGGGACGGCCGGGTCGTCGTGCAGGAGCGAAAGAGAAATCATGAGCCACCCGGCGAGACTCGTCGCCGTCGCGCCGCACTGATCGCATGCGTAGGTGATAGGCATTCGCTACGACTCCATTATGCAAACTCAATCGCCCAAAATGTGCCGGGCGCATCGGCTTGTGTCTGAAAGTTGAGCGAGATCGTGTAGACCCACAGCGAATACGTATGGGTCCCCGTCGCGCGGCTTCCGTCCATCCATACCGTCGCATGTGGCCCGACGACGTAGCCGATACTCGCGCTGCTAGCGGTATCAAAGCGTTGGTAGGCTTGGACGCTGCCATCGAAGCCAAAGCCCACGTAGACTTGGGTTTGTGAGCCCGTCGCGCCGATGAGCGCCCAGCCGGGATTTGCGATGAGCAGGTGCCACCGCCCCGCGGTGAGGCTTACGCTCATCGAGCAGACCTGGACCCACGCGTTGTGCGAGCTGGAATTCCAGCTTGCTGGGATGGCAGCCGACCAAACCCCGGCAACCGGTGCGCCGATTGCAAGCATCAAATTGGTGACGCTCCGATCCGCGAGCGTGCAATAGGTCTTGCCGTCCGGGCCGTTGACGTAGAGTGGGGTGGTCAACGCGCCGCCACCCGAGAGCCGGTGACGCACCTCGAAGTGGTCGTTATCCGCACGCAGCAAGGCTTCCCACGAGACCTTCGTGGCATCGTCTTGCGTGTTCGTCCCGGTCTCGTTGTTGAGCGTCCACGAAGACCAAAGCGCCGCGTTGCGCGCAATCAAGCGGGTTTTTGCGGTCTGCGTCCCCATGAGGTGCGTAAACTGCGTCGCCGGATCGCCCGCGTTCGCAACGTTCTTCGTCGTGTCGCTCGGCTGCACATTCGTGCCCGAGACCGCCCACTCTGGCGTTGCCCACGTGGTCGCGTAGTCCGTCGCCGACGATTTCTGGAGCCGCTGCCCGGTGGTGCCACCGGCCGGGACGCCTGGTCCTGCCGGGCCAGTCGCGCCGGTCGCGCCGGTCGCCCCCGTCGCCCCTTGCGGCCCGACCGGGCCGCTGCTCGAGCGCCGCGGCGGGCGGGCTTGCGGGGGCATGCGGCTGGT